ATTGTTTCTTCGTTCCATTGATATCTTTTGTCATCATCAGGCATTGCTACAGGTGCTTCCCATAACCATGTGGATTCATTTAGTATCCAACTTGCAAATGGTTTTGGTGAGTAGAACACATCGTTTTCTCTGTCGTATGTGTAACCAATACCAGCATAGTTGCCACGCAATGGTGTACCACCATTTTTATGTTGATTGCCATGAGTGTTATAGGATGTTTGAATCCATTCACCAGGACTTGTATCAACAAATGTATTAAAAAAATCGGGTTCAGCCACAATTACTTGTGTAACTTTCCCGTCAACTACTTTTGCAAAATGACTCATTTGTTCTCCAATACTTCAATACGGGTTTTTAAATTCTCTATTATTGCTTGTTGTTCTTGTATAGCAGCTGTTAATGTTGCTACTAAGAATGAGGTATCAATACCTTGATATTCAGGATTGCCGTCTTTATCAACCGCATCTTTTTCACCCACTACAGCATCAGGTACTACTGCTTGAAGTTCGTGAGCAATAAATCCTTGGCCGTTATTATTGTTTGATTTCCAAGTCCAAGTGCTAGGTTTTAATTGTGTAACTTTTGCCAAAGCATTCGTCATTGGCTCAATATTATCTTTTAAACGATAATCAGAACCCGTTACATAGGATGTTGAGCCACCATTAGATGTAATAGAGCCTCTTTGAGTTCCATTCTCGGTAAACTGCATATGGTAAAAAGTTCCACCATTGTTTGCGGCAGATGTGCCTATGCAATAACCACCAGCGCCAGATTGAATAGCGCTTAATTGGCCAAAGTTACCAGTACCGCCAATAGCAACTTTTCCAGCAGTATCAAGTATTAAACTTGGAGATCCACTATCTTTTGCGTTTGTTAAGCCAGTTTGATTCATACTAGACATATACCCAAACTTGAACTTTCCATCATTATCTAATCCAGTGAACCAGCCTGTAGATCCATTTCTGTTATAAATTATACCAGCTTGATTATCTGTGCCAAGCAAATGCAAATAAGTGAAAGCAGAACCCTTTACAATTAAAGGGTCATTATATACACCAAAAGTGCCTGAACCAGAACCATTAACTTGTAAATTGGTGGTCGGTGTTGTAGTACCAATACCAACAAATCCACCAGAAGTAATACGCACATATTCTGTTGCTGAACTATAGGCATCATTAACTGTTTGAAAAAGATAATTACCTGAAGCATCTCCACCATGACGCCATGTTTTTAAATTTGAACCTGCAGTGCTAACATAAGTTTGAAAAAATGGCATTGTGGCGCCCACATTAAATACTGTAATGCCTTGCGCTACAGAAGCAAGTGAATTGCCAAATGTGTTTGATGTTCCTATCCCAACACTACCTGCTGTATAGTTTATATTGGCACCACTTAAATTCCACAAAGAGTATGCAGAGTTTAACTCTGTTGGTCCTACTGTACCAGGTGCCGGCTTAACCTGCTGAACTACTGGTGATGTGTAACGAACATAGATGTTGTTTGTGCCACTAGGTGGTGCAGAAGTAAATGTGATAACATTACCTGCTACCGTAAATGCTGAAGATGGATTCTGTGGTACATTCTCAATGAATGCTTGAATATCAAACGATGAACCAACTGTGCGGCTTAATGTGAATGTTGTAGCTGAACCATTGCCGTTAAAGTAATCAACAGCAGGTGTAAAGTTTTGAACTAGATTGGAATTCCCAAGATATGCCATGGCCTACCTTTAAGTAATTACAAGAGCAGATGTAACAACATCCATTGATGTGTTTGCAGAAGAAGATACACGCAATATATCTCCTGCATTGAGAACTAATTTCTGGTCACCACCTACCACAACAAGAGAACCACCTGTTGGTATTGGTGCAAATCGTGACACAAAATAATCAACACCTGAACGAGTGATGTATACGTTAGCAGTGATGTTATTAGCAACTGATGTATTGGTACACGCTAGACCAATGATGGTCGTTTGCGAGCCAGTAGATGCTGTGACAATCGTAGCATTTGTCGTTGGCACATCTTTGTTAACGTAAGAGGTAAGGGTATTTGGCATATTGTATTCCTAATTACATATTTATCCGAGCACCATAGAGTAGACAATACTTGTATTGATAATGTCTACATTATTGGCATATACAGCATTAGCATATACATTACCAGCAATACCTGCACCGCCAGCCACAATCAAAGCACCTGTTGTATTGGATGTAGATACTGTTGTGTTGCTCGTAATAATTTGTTCTGTTGTGGTGCCAGAGAATACTCCTGTTGCACCTGTAGGACCTACTGGTCCAGCTGGGCCTCCTGGTCCAATTGGACCGGCTGGGCCTGTAGGACCTGTAACACCGGTAGCACCTTGAGGGCCTGTAGGTCCGTTTGGTCCGACTGGACCTGTTGAACCTGTAGGACCGGCAGGACCTGTGGCACCTGTGTCACCGATACCTGTTGCACCAGTAGGACCTGTTGGGCCTGTTGGACCACCTGGACCTGTAGGACCTGTGAGACCGATTGGGCCTGTTGGACCACTTGCGCCTTGTGGACCTGTAGCACCAATAAGATTTGTATTGGCACCAACCCACATACCATTGGCAGCAATAACAGTATTAGCACCTACTGTCAGGCCATTTTTAATTATGAAGTTTGAATTAGTTGCCATTTTTTATATTAACTTAATAGATGTCCAGAAAAATAACTCCAAGTAGCATCAGCATATATGTTTGATCCGCTACCAGTTGTTGATTTAAAATACTCAACATAATCTCCGGCATTAAGTCTTAAAATTACTGAACCTTTTTGTTGTGCGTCTGGACTATTAAATCTGGTATTAACAGCAACTGTTCCATTAACACGAATGTTATGGTCAGTCATAACTGTTCCTAAATTCTGACAAAGAACACCCCATGCAAAGAAATAATAACCAAATACAGGAGCCGTAAACCGTCCATTGGAAGTATTATAACAACTACCAACATTATGAGTAGCAGTTTCAAAAACAATAACACCTGAGTAACTTGCTGCATATCCACTATTAGTTCCAACTCTAAAACTTGGTTGGTTTGGTATAGTAACACGACCACCAGAATCAATCCTCATTTTTTCAGGAAAAGATCCTCCTGCTCTTGTGGTAAAAGCAATATCTCCCGTATCACTATGATTCATGTTAATAAAATTAATTTGTGAATTCATGTTTCCATTTCCATCATAGTTGGAAATGCTTGACATATTACCGTTGGTAGTATTTGTATTTTGTAACCTAATAGGACCTTCTCCACCAAGTGCGGTACTTGTATAAGAATTAGTACCTACCAAATTAAGAAGGTTTATGTTTGAACCTGAATTAACTATATGTAAAGGATTTGAAGGTGTAGTGGTACCAATACCTACTCTGCTACTGCTATCAATAGTGACCGCAGTATTACCATTAGTTTGCAAAGCCAAAGTTCCGGTATTATCAGTAGAATATTTTAATCCTACTGAACCAGATACTACGCCATTATCAGCATTTATGAGGCTGGGCATTGTTTACTCTTGTGTTAGTGCTTCAGCTTCTGCTTGACGCTCAGCAGCAGATTTGATATTGGCAGCATTTACGATATCTTCTTTGCTACCAGAAATTGTTTCGTTTGCAGCCAGCTTACGCTGAACTTCGGCATTAACAATTTCATCAATAGCAATTCTGCAACGCTCATGAATTGCATTATCAATCCAATCTTGTTGAGAATATGCCACAAAGCCTAAAGCTTTATCTTCTGCATCACTTAAAGTAATTGTATAAGTTTTTGACATTTTGTTTCCTCTTTTAAAAAAATTAACCTAGTAAATAACCCATAAAATATGTTCTGCCACCTTCAATAACAATACTGCCAGAATTAGTATCCGTATACATTTCTATATAATCATTTGCACTTAAAGTAACAACAATGCTATTTTGTATATGAGAATATTGTCCAGATGCTTTGCCCGAATATGATTGAGTGAAATTACTTCCATTTTTATAAAAAATAACTCCTACATAATTGGCTGACCCTTCTGTAGCACAAGTAACAATTCCAGTTAAAAAATAAGTTCCAGCAACAGGCGCTGTAAACCTAGATGTAGTAGTGCTAAAAGAAGATCCAATGTTAGTTGTGACAGATGGAAATGTTATTTTTGTTACACCAGAAATTGAAGTTATTGACCCTGATGCGATTACTTGAAAAGCTGGCTGAGAAGGCATCGTCACACGACCACTAGAATCAATCCGCATACGTTCTGTTAAAGTTCCTGTTTTTGATACATTAACAACAAAGTCTGCGTCTAGTGCGGTAGTGCTGGCGTTTGTTCTTTCTGCCTGCAATTGTACCATACGAGCAGAACCTGATGTCTGCGACAAATTCTGTAAACTAATAATTGCTCTCGCTTCAGTAGCAGTTCCAACAGCTGTTATGGCCAATACAGAAGCTACGTTCGCTGTGGTACTATTGCAATCTACCAATCGTCCTGCATTTTGAGCAAAAGGTAAATCCCATCTAGGACTAGCAGTGCCAATTCCTACATTACCACCAGAAGTAATACGCATAGCTTCGGTAGTTCCATTAATTTGAAACGCTAAGTTACCTGTCGTATCACCTGTATAGACAAGAGAGGTTGTATTGCTTGTGCCGGCTGAAAGTATACTCATAGTTATTATTTATTGATGCCTTAAAAGTTAACCTAGTAAATAACCACCAAAATATTGTTCTTGATTACTGTTATATGGTGTTCCTGAACCTACATTGACTTGTATATAATCTCCAGCTGCTAAAGTAATAGTCATTGCGCCAGGCCAAGTTCCATAGTTTGTAGAATCACCACCGCCTTGGTTATAACCAATACCAGAACCATTTCTAAAAAACTGCCAAGTCATACGTCCTGTACCAGTATCAGCCATAATTGCTGCATAAAAATAATATGTTCCAGCTATCGGTGCTGTAAAACGCATAGTTGAAGTGTTATAACTACCACTAATATTTACTAAAGCGTTTGGAAATCTAGCAATAGTCCCTGTTAAAGCCCCTGTACCATTAGCTACTGCATGAAATGTTGGTTGATTAGGTGTTGTTATTCGACCACTAGAGTCGATCCGCATCTGTTCTGTGTTGCCGCCACTATAAAAACGCAAATCAGCAGAATTTCCCGCAATACCTGTAGAAGCAATACCAGCACCATCAGTAGAGCCTCCAGCAGTAAATACAATTTTTGCACCATCGCCAAAAGTAGTGCCCACATTCTGTAATCTAAGGGCGTTTACAACACCTGAACCATTTGAGCCAACAGCAGCTTGAATTTTTGTATTAGGGTTAGTAGTGCCAATCCCCACATTCTGTGAAGTATCAATTGTTACCGCTGTTGTGCTACCATTCGTTTGCAATGTCAATGCCGATGGCGACCTAACAATCGGTGTGCTATGAGATGTATTTGAGGTATCACCACCAGGTGATGTAATTCCTTGTGTGCCGTCAAATATAATTGCCATTGTTATTCCTTAAATTACTATCCAACGAGAATTATCACCCAATGTCACCACAACATTATTTGCTTGTGTGATTGGTCCAACTGAGAACGCATTGTTGCCTGATAGAATAGTTACATTCGATGATATCGTAGCACCTTGCACAATGATTCCGTTATTTGTTACTGTGGTGCCTGTAGCACCTAATGGTCCAGTAACACCCGTGGCACCTTGAGGGCCTGTTGGTCCTGTTAGACCAGTAGCACCAGTTGGGCCTGTAGGACCTGATGGGCCGGCTGGGCCTCCTGGTCCAATTGGACCGGCTATACCTGTAGCACCTGTAGAACCAGCACCTGTGGCACCTTGTGGTCCTGTGGCACCTGTTGCACCTGCTGGACCTGCGGTTGATGATAACTGCCATGAGTTACCATCGTATATCAAATACACTAATGATGTTGAGATGTTTAATACTAAATCATCTGCAAAGCCTTCAATCAAAGAACCATTACGAGCAATCGTAAGATTATTATTACCCCATGTACCACTCGCATCTTGAATAATTTCTATGGTACCAATCGCTGGTGTGGCAGGTAGTGTAGCAGTAAATGCACCGCCTTGTGTATTGGCAATGTATTGTGTATTCGCTATGAGATTTGTATTGGCAGAGATACTAACCCATGGTGCAATGATACCTGTGGCACCAGTCGCACCTAATCCTGTGGCGCCAGTTGGTCCTGTTGGACCGGTGGGACCTGTAGGACCTGTGGCGCCTACAAGATTAGTGTTTGCACCAATCCACATACCGTTGGCTGCAATAACATTGTTTGCGCCAACCGTAAGGCCGTTCTTGATTATAAAGTTAGAATTGGTTGCCATTTATTTTATTCTGGTTTTTCTTTTTCTTTTTTAACAGGCATCCATTTGCCTGTGTAACCCACTGGTGCGTTAATATACCTTACTTGCATCTCTTGTGTACCGTCTTCCTTTTCAAACAATCTAAACTCTGGTACTGAGCCTGGATAAATTCTTCCTTTACAATATTCAGTTTGCATTTGTTATAGTTGATTCAGGTGGTGCAACATAAGGTGCTACTTCGCCAAATTCGCCTGCTTTTGCTCGTTCAAATAACTCACGACCATGTGCTTCACAATCAAATGAACTTGCACCAAACGGCATTTCTTCTACAAATTCTTCCCACTTCACCGTTAACAAAATTGAAGTTTGTTCTTCATTATTAAATATAGGGTTTTTTGCATATTCTAATGTAAACATATTAATCCTTTATGATACTCTACAAGCAATACCAAAAACACTCTCATTTGTAACATTACCGTTAGGAGCAGACATCCACTTCCATGTTCCTGAAAGAGTATTGGTAAAACGTAAAAAGTTACCAGCACCTCCTCCTAAGCAAGCCAGGCTTATTTGTTGTGCCCCAGAACCTGCTGAGTAATTGCTTCCAGGAGAAGGGAAAGTTCCACTGCCACCGTTAATCCAATATACTTGAGCATATGCCCCAACGGAGTTATGACTAGGACAAGCAACCGTTACCGTACCAGAGCTTACTGATATACCATTACCACCCGTGACTGATGCGTTTGATCCTGCTGGCCCGGTTGGTCCTGTAGGTCCTGCTGGACCTCCTGGTCCTGTAGGTCCAGTTGAACCTGTTGGTCCTGTAGGTCCAGTTGGTCCTGTAGCACCAACCGGTCCTGTTGGGCCTGTTGGACCTCCTGGTCCTGTAGGTCCTGTAACACCAGTAGCACCTTGTCCACCTGTTAATCCTGTTGCACCAACTGGTCCTGTAGGACCACCTGGTCCTGTTGGGCCTGTTGATCCTGTAATACCTGTAGAACCTTGGCCGCCAGTTGGTCCAGTAGGACCTACAGCACCTGTGGCACCAGAGATTGCAGAGGAGATTAGGTTACTTAAATTTGGCATTTAATTGTTTTGAGTTCTTCTAAGGTTGTTGCTTCATCAGCTAACAATGTAATATCTCTTAATCGTTGTTTCTCAGCCACGATTGCTGTTGTATCAGTATTGTTTTCTAATGCTCGTTGAAATGCCACATCTTGTTCTTCAAGTAATGGCTTTCGTTCAGCACGCAAACGGTCTTTGGTAATGTTCTTGGCTTTATCGATATTAATTACAATCATTCTTGGTACTCCCATGCATTTCTAAATGTTCTATCACTAGGTATATCAGCAACATCCACAATCTTGTAAGGTTTACCTTCTGGTACATCTTTAGCAGCCAGTTCTTCAATGGTATGTGTTTCAAGGTACTCAGGTGCTGGTATCAGAATGGCAACACCACCATCATCAGTAGGGTAAATAATTCTTTTGTCCATAGTTAGTCCTTTTGATTAGCGGAATACAGCAACATATACACCAGTACTATCAGTACTTCCTCCTCCAGCTTGCCATATCGTTACTCTGCATGAAGTTGTTGAGTTGGTTCCACCATCGTTTGTGCCTTGAATATTGATTGCTCTATTTGATGCACTATCATCGGTACACAAAGCTACAGGAGCCATATTTGCAGTTAAAGCAGTTGCATAGTTCACTGTGTAAGTTCCAACTCCACTATCCGTAATAGAACTTACATTACCGCTTCCACGAATAGCTGGAGTACCAGTACCATTGAAGTTTACCCATGCACGACAGCCGTATGCAGTAGCTACTGAGCCGTAGCCTGAGTTAAATCGGAAGTCACCGCCAAATTCCAACGACAATTGATAAGATTTAGAACCTGCAACGTTTTGCCAGATTCTCATCCCACCAGAAGCGCCACCAGCGTCATTAACCTGATTGATGCTTATAAAGTCTATACCAACTGCATTACCACCTTGAGAGTTTTGCGAAACAAGTCCTGTAACAGCACCATTGGTAAACGAATTGTTTTTTAAAGTAACAAGTGGAGCGCTTGCAATAGTGGTCCCAGCATTTGAAAAATCTACTTCTAATTTTGAAGCTGGACTATTAGTACCAATACCTACATTACCCGTTGTATAGTAAGTATCAGAACCACTTATAACCCATGGAGTTCCACCAGTAGCACCTGTAGGTCCACCTGGTCCTGTTGGTCCAGTTGGGCCTGTAACACCAGTAGCGCCAGTTGGTCCAGTTGGACCTGTTGGTCCGGTTGGTCCTGTAACACCAGTAGCACCATTAGGGCCTGTGGCGCCTGCAACACCAGTAGCACCAATTGGACCATTTGGTCCAGTAGGTCCTGTCAGGCCTGTTGCACCTGAGATTACATTACTAGCGATTGAACTTTGTGTGATTGGCATTTATTTTATTCTGGTTTAGGGTAAGTATCTTTAACTTGTTTTAGTGTTTTATAAAAATCAGAATCTTTATTTAATGTGTTGGTATCAATAGCATGCCACAACATATCTAGTTGTTCTTTAAGTAGAGGATATTCTCTTTCTCTATTATACTTGTATTCATTTGCATTTTGCCAATCATTAATTAAATCCATATCAATCGCAACACTATTGCCTTGTGCATCAAAAGCACCAGTGCCGTCATCAATTGTAACGACATTAGGATAAAGAGCGTATATTGCTTCGTGATTCAACATTATAATATTTCTAAAAGTGTGATTGAAGATGAAGTTCTTGAACCTAAAGCATTGTTAGGATCACTAGGACTTCTATTAACATATGTTGTATTTGATCCACTTTCGGTAGCGGCATTTATTTGATAAGTTAATGCTGAGGTTGAAGAAGGACTATCTAAAAAAGAAAAATTCAAACAACCATAATGGTTATTATCACTTAAATAATATCTAGCATTTATTCCTGACCTACTTCCAGATGCATCACCAGCACCAACTAAAGTGCCATTTCTGTAACATTGAAAAATTCCAAGAGTTCCTGAATTACCACTACCCCAAAGATTTACAATAACCAAAATTCTACTGGATGTGCTTGATGGTGTGATTGTTGCTGATAATCCTGTAACAGCTGAGCCACCACTTGCAATAGCGGTTGAAGTGGAAAAAGTATCTCTTTTTATGGTGCTAACAACTTGCTTAGTTGCACCAGTTCCGGATGCACCTGTAGGTCCAGTAGGTCCGGTAACTCCTGTAGCACCAGTTGGTCCTGTTGGTCCAGTTGGACCAGTAACACCAGTAGCACCTGTTGATCCTGTTGGTCCAGCTGGGCCTGTGGCACCTGTAGGTCCTGTCGGTCCAGTTGGGCCTAAAGGTCCATTTGGCCCCGTGGGACCTGTAGGTCCTGCTGAACCTGTGGCACCAGTAGCACCTTGTGAACCGGCTGTCGTAACAACCTGCCATGTATTGTTTGTGTAGATAAAGTATACTAATGTCTGTGGCAGATTGAGTAATACATCATCTGCAACACCTTCAATCGTAGAACCATTTCGTGCTACTGTAAGATTGTTGGCACCCCAATTACCACCATCAGTAATCGTTACTGTGGTACCTGTAACTGGTGTTGGTGGTAGTGTTAATGTAAATACACCACCATTTGTATTCGCAATGAACTGAGTATTGGCACCGGCAGTTGTATTGGCGGTGATATATGTCCATGCTGCCGGTGCACCTGTAGCACCAGAAATACCTGTGGCACCACGAGCACCAATCGTTGCTGTGGTCTGCCATGTAATGTCATCATAGATTAATGTGATGGTTGTTTGACCGACATCACAGATTAAATCAGAAGCATCACCCTCAATGGTTTTACCATTACGAGCAATGGTTAGATTGGTGTTACCCCAATTACCACCATCGGTAACAACAACTTGTGAACCTAAAACTGGTGAAGCGGGAAGTGTTAGTGTGAAAGCACCGCCTATTGTGTTGGCGATGTATTGAGAATTTGCTGTGGCGTTTGTATTGCTGGTGATATACTGCCAAGGTGTCAAAGCACCTGTGGCACCAGTTGCACCAATACCAGTTGCACCTGTTGGTCCTGTAGGACCGGTAGCACCTGTTGGACCTGTAGCTCCTACCAGATTGGTGTTTGCACCAACCCACATTCCATTGGCCGCAATAACCGCAGTATTACCTACGGTTAGGCCATTCTTAACGACAAAGTTAGAGCTAGTTGCCAAGGTTCATTTTCCCCATTGGTTGTTTACTTTATATTTAGGCAGGAATATATTTGTTCAGCCAGTTTAATTCTGTTCTATTTTCGTTTGGTTCATACCATCCGTTACCATTATAAACATTGAGTACCGACTGGAAATATTCCTCATACTTCTGTGCTACCACATCCAAACTGAAGTTATTTAGTGCAAAATCCCTACAGGCTTCTGGCTTAATATTACCAATATTCTTGGCAGCCCATGTGAACTGTTCAAAGGTGGTGCACCGATACCCCGTAACACCATGGATGTTGTTCTCCGTGAACGAACCCCAATTGGTCGTTATCGTGGGTGTACCTGAGAATAAACATTCAACCTGAACGCCTCCAAAAGGTTCGGTATATAACGAAGCCACAAAGGCACCTTTGGCATTTGCCATTAGATTACGCCTAGTTTCCACATCAGCATATCCTAATTCGGTAACATGAGATGGTGTTTCGGTATAACCCATTTGTTTCAATGAATTCTGACCGGCAATAATCAATTTGGCACCAATGGCTTCGGTAGCCTGTACCGCTATGTTTACACCTTTACCTTCATACACACGACCTAGAAATAAAAAGTAATCATCTTTCTTATCGTTGTATGTAAAATCTTCAGGATCAAAATAGTTTGGAATTACTGTGTCATACCAATCTTGTTTACAGGTACCAACAGATTCTAAACCATAGTATGCGTGATAGATGGCATACGATTCAAAGATTTTAAATCGAGCCCAATGACCACCTGCATACCCAATTCCTGGTTCTACTGTGATAATATCTGGATGTGCATCACAAACTGGTCGAGTACCTGCACCCCAAAATGGAAGAATAAAATCATTCTTTTGTTTACGCTTACCTACTTCACGAATTGCATTGGCATAAAATGTTTTGTATGCATGGTCATTGGTGTCAAACTTAAAGAAGTTCTTTCGCCAATCATAGTTACCATAAGCAATCTTCAAGTCATCATTGGTGATAACTGTAACGTGTTCTGTACATGGCAAATCCGATTCTTCATGGCCATAGTGAATCACTTCATGACCACGAGCCGTCATCATCTTACCAAACTTATAAACCTTCTGAGTATAGGCACACGCATTGTATTCTTTAGATGTAACGGTATGCGGAAGGCCGAGAATATGGTACCTATGTTTCATACCCATTTTGGCCCCTCAAACCATACTGCTAAACTATATCGTGTACCTTTAGTTACAGGTAGAGCCGCATGAGGTATAAACGATGGCAAAAAGATTGCTGTGCCTTGTGTTCTCATTTCTTCTTTATTTGGATAATCAGTCAAGTCATACATTTCAAAATCACCACCTTCATATGTAGATGGGTCTGTTAGTTGAATCACACAGGTGAGTTTACGATGGTAGTTATCATTGTTAACCCAAAAGACATCATGGTGTTTTTTATATTCACCAGAATAACTTTCATCATATTCCGCTAATTGAATGAATGACAGATTGGTAATGTGAAAATTAAACCAATCACGATTGGCTTGCATACCCATCAACCATAGTTCATTGAATAACCATTGAAACTGTGGATGATTGTTTTGTTGAATAAAACGAATTTTTGATTTGCGATGGTCACCTGCATCACGTTCATTCATACCGGCAACACCAAGTTTGGCTTCTTGTGCCGGTAATTGTAAACCATCTTCTAATATTTTACTACATTGTTCAGGCGTAAAATAATTTCTAAAATAACACCATTCACCTTTCATAACGACCTCACATTAACTAAGTTTTATAAATTTTAAGTCAGTATCAGTATTATTTATCAGCTGATGCCATGTAACTTTATTTTAAATTTTGCAAAAAGTTAAACGAAATGCTAATTCTGGTTTTGTCGGAAGTATTTTCACGAACACCGTGATTTAACCAAGAAGGAAACATAATTAATCGGCCGGGTTTAGGTTGACTGTCAATAATACGGCGAGAGTTTAAATTTTGCTCATACTGGTATTTAGGCATCGACATCAAACTAACGGATCTAGGATCTTCAAAATATATATTGCCTGACTGGTCATTGCAGGTTACATAATACACTCCAGACCATAAGCTATTAGGATGAATATGCATGGCATTGCTGGCGCCAGGATAGTTGATGTTGGCCCACATATTGCCTAGCATAGGTGTGCCAGCTAAGCCTTCTGCATGATAAATTTCATGTTGCATTTCAATCAGATAATTGACTATGCCAGAAAACTCAACTCGTGTGTGCATATCTGTGGTGCTATGCCAGCCGAATCGATTGGTTTTGGCCAGGCCTGGATCGCACTTACTCCAAGCCAAAATTTTTTCTTCAAGATCCTGATTGAATGCCTCAGAATTTGAATAATCTTTAAAATATATGGTAGTGGGCCAAAAATTATCTTGCAATAATATATTTTTATTCATTGGTTTTGACAGCAACTGACTCAGTGACAGGAACTTCCATAATGTTTAAAGACATTTCTTCCAACAATGCAGTTGATTCTTGTTGATTTTGTTGTTTAACAATACGATTAGCAGTTTCAAGTGGGCCCAATACATTGATAACTTCAGCTTGTGATGATCCTGAAGTTAATGTTTTAGCACGATTTTCCAATGCCACACGCATGGATGTCATTTGATGTGTGTTGACATTTTTATTATCAAAACTACCGTCATCTAATTCTGATTTGATTCTTGACCAGTGTTCAATTTCACGCACACGATCTTTGGCCACTAATTCCATGTTGGCACGAGCATACTGTTTTTCTTCTAGTTCAATTTGTAATAATTCAACTTCAAGATTATCTGTTTCTTCTATAATTTTTCGTTCAAGTTTTTTAATTTCAATTAAATTTTTTCTATAATTAAACGATAACTGAATAAGATTTTCAAAAAATACATTTTGTTCTCTTACGCATTGCCAATATTTGCCAGCCGGGGTGGGGAATTTACCATCGTTCAATACTGAAACACGCATTTCGGTTTCTGTGCGAAATATTTGTTTTTTGGTCCAGGTATCTTCTAACTCTTGCTTTAAACTGGCAAGTTGAGCGAAGTCTTGTGGATCCAGCAAGGATTGTAAATTTGTTTCTTGGCTGGTAATGGTAGGTACAATGTTGCGTAAGGAATCATTGGTGTCGGTCATGGTATATTAGCTATCGGTAGATTTTTGACTCAACAAAAAAGCACCTGGGTGCTTTTTTGTGTTTTTAATACTGTTATTACTTGGTGTATTCTTCTGTGGCCGCCAAAGAAGTACTGCCAACAAATGTAGTTCCACCAAATCCTAAGCCGGCAGATTGAGTACCTGCTCCAGCCAAGAACTCACGAGCTGTTGCTAAACTGCCGCCGTTACTCCAAGTTGTGCCATCATACTCTTGGGTAGTTGCTAGGCCAGTCTGGCCGGTAGTAGGTCCGGATCCACCAAAGCCCAAGCCGGCAGATTGACCACTGCCTAGGCCACCCATATTATATTTGGCTGTGGTCATGTTACCACCTGCACTCCAGGTTGATCCATTGTATTCAAAGGTGGCTGTTAATAGTGCCGAAAAGCTACTATTTGATCCGCCAAAGACCAGAGCATCGTTCTGAGTTCCTGCTCCGGCTGGATTAATGCTAGGTGTGCTTATGGTACCACCTGCACTCCAGGTTGATCCATCATATTCTTCAGTGAGTCCTGCTGCCACAAAGGAAGCGTTAAATCCACTAAAAGCCAGTCCTGCGGTCTGAGTTCCTGCTCCGGCCAAGGCCTGACGACCTGTGACCATGGTACCGCCCGAGGCCCAACTTGTGCCATCATATTCTTCGGTGGCATTTATATTGGCCGGTCCAGCAGTGCTTCCACCAAATACCAGGCCGGCTGTTTGTGTACCTGCGCCGGCATGATTATATCTAGCTATGGTCATAGCACCACCTGCACTCCAGGTTGATCCATCGTATTCTTCGGTGGTGGTTGTGCGTGATGCAGCGTTGGTAATTGCTCCGCCAGCGGCCAAGCCGGATGTTTGTGTACCTGCGCCGGCCAAGCCCTGACGAGCTGTGCCCATGTTGCCGCCTGAGCTCCAGGCTCCAACCAGCGGAGCTGGTGGCGGCAGGGGTGTCAATGTTCTTGCAACAATGCTGGTGCGAACCACATCAAAAAATGTATTTGAATTTGATGGAGTTACTAACAAATTTACTATATTTGATGACAAATTACTTGATACGGTATATAAACTTGTATTAGAACCTATTGTGTCATATTGAGCAATATAAACATCAGAATCGTTATGGCTCAACATTACTCCCATCGATTGAACATTTTGATAATTAATACCTTGTATAACATATCTGACTGTTCTGTAAAGTAGTGAGGAAAAAGAATCAATAACTTGATTAGCTGTGTTTGATGTTAAATTTGCTGTCTTGGTGCTTATTGAAGATATATTGATATTAACATTACCAGAAACAGTCAAATTTTGGTTAATTGTGACTGAATCGGTAAATGTGCCGCCCGTGTTTGCTTTGTTAAAAGCACCAGCTGCTAAACCGTTAGCACCATTGGCTGTGGTAAAAGCACCAGCTGCTAAACCGTTAGCACCATTGGCTGTGGTAAAAGCACCAGCTGCTAAACCGTTAGCACCATTGGCTGTGTTATAAACATCAGAAACCCTATCATTTCTAGCAAGGATTATGCCTCCTGCTGTGGATCCATCACCAACAGTAACAGTTTTCTTTTGTGTATCAACAAACAACTCACCTGATGCAGGTGTATTTGCAGTAATCTCTGCTGTTGTTCCACGTCTTAGTTGTAGTGTTTTTGGCATTTCTTCTATTCCTTATTGAATAACTCTTTTATTTATGTGTTTTAAACGTTCAAATCTTCGGATCCATCACCAACATTCAAATCTTCTGAACCACTTTGTGACATTAAATCACCTTCTAAATTTAAACCTAAACTTCTTGCAATTAAACTTGTTCTTACAAAATCAAATGTAGTATTGGTACTGGCTGGACTAACTGTAAGATTTATAACACCAGCGGCCAAAGATCCAGATACCGTATACAAACTTGTGTTGGATCCAATGGTACCATACTCAGAAATATATATATCGGTATCATTATGTGTTAATATAACTTCTGTTGAGTGGACATCAGTACCATTTAAACCTTGAATGATATATTTTGCTGTTCTGTAAACTGTAGCATTAAAAGAATCCAATACTTGAGCTGCTGTATTTGCAACCAATGCAGCTGTGTTATTATAGAAAGCACTCTGTTCAGGTAAACTAATAATACCATTGGCATATAAAGTTACTTCTCTTGTGCCATTTATTAATTGATTTAATGATATTGTATTTGCTTTGTCATAAGCAGATTGTGCTAAGCCGTTGGCACCGTTGGCCGTATTATAAGCTGACTGAGCAAAATTGTTAACAGCCGTAATATTGGTATTTTGTGTTGAATCAACAGATGCTTGGTCACGACCACCAATCGTTACTGTCGTAGCAATTAGATTACCTTTTACATAATTAGCATTGACATTGGCTTTTCTAAATGAAGCGTCAGCAATATTGATGTTGTTATTACCACTAACTTCAGGTGTATAACCTTCAAAGAAGTACCATTCTTTTACTGTTGATTCACGGAACAAACCAGTATGAGCATTGGCACCATCATTATAACTTCCAGCAAAACCAATATCTAACAAATCAGTTGCATAGTTTCCTGTTGCCAACAAAATCATTGGGTCAACAACTTCTAATGTCTGTGTACCAAATGATGTTGTGTTGCCTAGAACATATAAGTTACCAGTAACAGTTAAATCATTGTTAGCAGTAATGATAACATCACCGTTAATGTTACCACCAGAAGAACTGAACTTAGTGTTTGCTTCATTGTAAGCGCCTTGTGCTAAACCATTAGCACCGTTTGCTGTGTTAAATGCCGATTGAGTAAATTGGTTAACTCCAGTAATCTGAGTGTTTTGCCAAGTATCTACACCTTGAGTTATAATTGTATTTGCTGAGGCTGAATTTGCAGTTGCATAAGCAGATTGAGCATAACCATTAACTTGTGTTACAGTTGTTGCTGCTGTATTGGCTTGGTTAAAAGCACCTTGTGCCAGGCCATTGGCACCTTGAGCCGTTGTGGTTGCCGTATTCGCCTCATTATATGCACCTTGTGCCAAGCCATTGGCACCATTTGCTGTATTATAAGCACCAGCAGCCAGACCATTAGCACCGTTAGCAGTATTGAAAGCACTAGATGCTAAACCGTTAGCACCGTTAGCAGTATTGAAAGCACTAGATGCTAAACCGTTAGCACCGTTAGCAGTATTATAAGCACCAGATGCCAAGCCATTGGCACCATTGGCCGTGTTGAAAGCACCAGCGGCAAATCCATTGACTGCCGTAATATTAGTATTTTGTGTAGTGTTGATACCTTGTAGTATCGATACATTACTTTGTAGTTGTGTTTTAGTAACAATATAGTTACCACCAACGGTTGTGCCATCATGGACAACAACGGTATCCTGGTCGGTATCAACAGTAACTTCAGCGAGAGCACCCGTGAACACGGCGGTCTGTGCTGTATTACCTTTTCTCAGTTGTAATTGTGTGGCCATTGTTTTACCCTAAAATATTCGTTTTATCTTCTATTTATTCAACTCAAATAACCATAGTCGAAGGTGCTTGTAGTTGGATCCAAGTCAAATCCAGCATCAAATTCAGCCGTTACGGCCTCATCAACCCAACCTAAGTCACCGACTGGAATGCCAGCAGTTAACTTATTCAAACCATATCGAATGAACGATACGGTGGTTGATGCCTGTGTTGCTGTGATAATCAAATTAACAAAGCCACCAGAAACATTAGCCGAGAATGTGGCTAATGATGGTCCGTTGTAGATACTACCATATGTAGTAACCTGTGCCGAACCTTCTGAGTTTACAATGTTAATATTGATGACATGAAAACTACCACCACTTTCCATCTGAACTTGATAGAAAGCACCACGAAATAAAGAAGTTGAAAAACTATCTAAGACAGTTGGACTGGTACCAATTACAGTTGCACTATTCGCTGAAATATTGGTATTTGCTGTTACATCTAATTGCTGTAACTTTAATTTACCTGTTGCAGGTACATATGTTAAATTATTATTGGATGTAAAAAGTGTATTAGCGGCACCAGAAGTTTTATCGGTGAAACTAATGAATCTCTCTGCTGTGTTTGCGGTGTCATTACTGATTACTAATGAACCACCACCGCCACCTGGAATCGTGTTTGCATAATCGTATGCTGCCTGTGCCAAATCGATTGCATCATTGGCCTGAACAAAGGCTGCATTAGCTGTATCACGAGCAAACTGGTCTGCACCAGAACCACCAGCAGAATTAATTGTAATCGATTTACCGATTGTGTCTGTCGATATGGTAATATTATTACCAGGAAGTATCGAAAGTGTATCAGTAGGTGATGTAGCAAGGATTAAAGAACTGTTTGCATTGATAGTTGCAAACGAGTCAGTTGATGTACCACTTTGAATGTAAGTGATAGTGCCGTTAGCGGCTTTATAATACAGTTTTCCATCAGCGTAGTTTAACGCCAACTCACCAAATGCTAGTGAAGGTGGTACATTACCTGTTGCGCCTGATTTTCTTAACTGTAAGGTTGTATTTGCCATCTATTTAAAAACTTCCGCCATCTTTCGTTGTGTCATCTGTGATAGGTAAAACAGAAGATTGTTCTATTACTTCTACCACTTTATTCTTTTCTTCGTCAATCTTCTTACGCTTGGCAGGAGTTAATTGCAAATATTCAATTTGAGTATTCAATTCTGTAATTCTATTTTCATATTCATCACGAGTTTTTTTATGATTCTCTCGTTCTTTAATCAATTCAGTTCTAAAGGTATCAACATGAGTTACTTGATGTTTAACACTTTCATATTCACCTTTCATTTTGTTCAATTCAGACAGTTGATTATTTAAACTATTGATAGTTTCCAAATGACCTTTAATTGTACCTTCGTTACCAGAATTTACATTTGATAAATCATTTTTTAAGTTCTCAATTGTTTTTGATTGTTCATTAATTACATCCTCAGTAACTCTTGCATTAGACTGTAGTGAAATATTTCTAATCACGGCATCAGTCATTGTGCCAGTCAATATTTCAACATAATAATTCAAATACTTTTGGTTATCCATTTCAAACTCCTATTATAAAAAATTATATAGTTACTACTTAAAACTGGCCTCCATCTAAGGCTGTTGTCCATACAGGTACACCAGAATTTGTAACCGTGAGAATCTGATTAGACCAGGACTGGTCTGAAGTTCCTGCGGCTGATGTAACACCAACAGCACCGGTTCCATTACCATATGTAATACCATTTGTAGTGATTGTTGCAAGACCAGTACCACCTCTTACTACACCTAATGTGCCAGAAGTAATCTGTGATGTATCGATACTGATTGCAGTATTTGATACAAAAACTACACGACCATACACATCAGTTTCAAATGCAGCAACAGAAGATGCTGATCCAAAAGTTTGACCAACAGCAACACTAGAGTTAGCAATCTGTGTAAGACCGTTTACACCAGAACCAATAACGATTTGACCTGATGTAAACGAGGTTACACCTGTACCACCATTTGGTACTGTGAGAGCATTGGTGAGTGTTAATGTGTTTGCAGTAATTGTATCAACTTGTAGGTCGTCAATTACAATATCACCAGCAACAACTAAATTACCAGTAACAGTTAAGTTGTCATCAACGGTAACTATACCTGTTGAGTCGGATGTAATTGCACCAGGTAAGTTTAATACACCATTATCTCCAAATGTCCAAACATGAGCATTGTTTGCACGAATGTATACTTCTTTTGCACCATCGCTTACTTGAACATTAGTTTGTTCACCACCCAAATACAATTCAGCATTAGAGGCATCAATTGTACCACCAGCACGAACATGAATGTGATTTGGTGCGGTTGGATCAACAACAATATATTGGTCAGTTGATACTGCATATGATTCATTTGGATACAAATTCAACACGGCGCCAGCATCACCATAGAAACCATCAGCAACAGCTGTTGAGGCAATTAAATTAGCTTTGACATACCCAGCATTTACGTTTGCGGTGCGGAAGCTAGCATCAGCAACATCAATTTCATTATTTGAATTGAGGTCTTTGTCGTAGTTGTCGAATACATAAAATTCTTTATTACCAGCATTACGGAACACACCAGTATGTCGTTTAGTTCCATCTTCATATGTGCCAGCAAAACCAATATCAACTGCATCACCAACAGTATTATTTGCTGCCAAGTAAATCATTGGATCAGCAACATTTAATGTCTGTGTATTAATGGTGGTTTGTGTACCTAATACAGTAAGATTACCATTGACTGTTAAAGAACCATCAATGGTTTGTAGTGTAACTGGTGTATTAGAACGAACAACTGTATTATCAACATCAAATGTAATTGTGTCGCCTGCAGCACTTGATGTAATACCAGCACCACCAGCAAGTGTTAATGTGTCGGTTAATAAATCAATTGCACTATTGCCCGAATCGCCATCAATATTTAATGTGGTTGCAACAGAAACATTGGCTGCATAACTTAAACGACCTCTAGCATCAACAGTAATAACGGGTATACTTGTCACACCACCATAGGTACCAGCAGCTACACCTGTAGTTTTTAAATTACCTTGAAGAATTACATTGCTTGTACCGTTAAAAGAGACCGTGGAGGACTGAACATCATCACCATCAATAGAGAAATCTCGTGGTGTCTGTAATTGAGTGGCTGAGTTGGCGTTACCAATAATCTCACCAATAATATTGGCGGTAACGAAATTGAACGAAGCATTACCACCAGCATCTCTACGGACTAGAGTTAAACCTGTGGCCGCAGCGGTCGCATTGTCAACTTGAGAGGTGTAATATTGACCACCTACATTAACGACACCGTTACCCGTAGGTGAACCGATGAAGATTGTGTTGGATGCGTATGAATACGCTAATTCACCAGCAAGAAGTGAAGATGGTCGTCCATTTCCACTTACTCCAGCACGTTTAATTAAAATATTAGTATTGGCCATTTATTTCTCTCTTATTATTATTATTATGGTACCATCAGTTCTATTTATTAAAAACCACCACCGTCTACCGTATTAATGGTAACGTTGGCGATGAAGTTTGGACCGCCTATTTGAATAATCTGACTGTTCGCTGTTCCAATAAAAAGTGTATTGGAAACAAATGAATACGCTAATTCACCATCCTCTAATTGTTTTGGTGCTGTATTAGCATATGAACGAAGAATCTGGACAACTGTATTGGCCATTAGAAGAATCCTGCATCTAAATCGACCGCATCTTGAACAGATTTAACAACGAAACTGTTTGTATTTGCTTGATAAACAATCACATCATCGTTTTGAACATTTACCAAAGAAAGGTCTGTAGAGCCTTGTAATGACCGTATACCATAGTTTAACTGTCGAACAGTTTGGTTCTGTTGTTTGTTTACTTGAACATTGACTGTTCCGATTACTTGTCCTGGCATGAAAGTTCCTTAAAACTTAGTGACTTGAGGAATAACATTCACGACACCTTCCAATACCCTAGTTACGGTATTAGCGGTATCTTTAATTGCCACATCATAGACATATCGACCAGCCGCAATATTAGCTGTAACTGGTGCACCTAAAGACAATAGAATAACTCCTGTATTAGGAGAGTTAATAGTGGTGGTAAATTCAGCGGTTGTGTTGGCTGAATAATATGACTTACGAATCTGACTTTTGGCAGTAACACCAGTCAAATCAAAAGGAAGACCATCAATATCATCTAATGTGATATTGGTGGTAAATGTTGTACCTTGCTCTAGAAATAGTTCTTGATATGCCGCTGCCATATTATATCCTGTATATAATCCTTCTTAGGTATTTAGTTGATGTGGCTTCGTAGGAGTAAAATCACTTTTTAGCACCTTGAAACCGTGGTAAAAAATTTTAGGGCCGGAACGCAAAAAATCGAATTTTTAAGATTTCTTTAAAGTATCAATTTCTGACTTCAATTCTTTGATTGCCTCAATTAACAAAGGAACCAATCTTTCGTAACGAACCGTCAAATACTGAGGATCAATAGGTGCTGGTGCCACAACTTCTGGCATCACTTTTTCAACTTCCTGTGCAGATACACCAACTTCACGAATTGGTTCATATCCTAATGCCTGTGCAGTTTCATTGGCCTCATGATAGAATCCATTGAGTGACATAATTTTTTCTAAAGCATTCTGGATGTTACCTAATTTGGTTTTTAATCTATCATCCGAATAGTATGCGGTGATGTTATTGGTTGCACGAATCTCACCTGTTGTACCAGAGGCCGCTGTACCTACACCAAACGAACCGAACTGGACAGAAGAACCCGTTGCGATATTTTGTGGTAAAGATAATGTTGGTGTCGTGGTACCTGATACAGTAATTTGACTCGCTGTGCCTGTAATCGAGGTAACTGGTGCGGTGCCAGAACTGAGAGCAGTTACACGACCATAGGCATCAATTGTTAGTGAGGAATTGGTTGCTGATGTGGCACCAGGTCCTGCCGTAGCCAAATCAAGGACTGGTGTTAAACCACCAGTAGATGTGATACGACCTGAGGTACCTGATACAGAACTAACACGGTTGTTGGCTGTATTGAAAGCACCGGCAGCCAGACCATTAGCACCGTTTGCCGTTGCATAAGCACCACCAGCAAACTGATTGACTTGTGTAATCGTGGTATTTTGATTACTATTAATGGTCTCGATAGAATTCAGGCGTGTATTTTGAGTGGCATCAACACCTTCAATGATAGACATTCTGGTGTTTTGTGCTAAGTCAACACCTTGAATAACACCAATTTGTGTATTTTGTGTTGAGTCTACCCCTTGAATAATAGAGATACTTGTATTTTGTGCAACATTCACCGTTTCAATAGAATTCAGGCGTGTATTTTGAGTGGCATTAACACCTTCAATGATAGAAATACTCGTATTCTGATTTGTATTAATAGTTTCAATACTTTGAATACGGGTGTTCTGAGTATTATCTACACCTTGCAAGGCAGCTACCGCAGCCGATGTGGCCACATTAGATGTGCTTGAGTTTGTTGTTGAACTGCTAAGATACTCATCAGTTAATACTCGATAAAATAATCCATTATCAACATCATTCATATCAAAGTATTTGGCAGCTTCATTCCAACGAATGACCGCATTGGCACCAGATAAACCACGATTTACTGAAATTGCACTATTCAGACCAACAGAACTATTTGCATTGATAGTAAATGTGTTTGTATTATATACAGTAGTACCATTGATGATAAAGTTACCACCAACAGCCAATTGACCACCAACTGAAGCTGAGCCTGTAATAGTAGCATCACTCGAAATCGATAGTGTTGAACCAGTAATAAATGTATTTGAAACTAAAGAATTGGTAATAATTCCACCAACAATATTTGCTGAAGCTCCAAAAATTACACCATTGGATTGTAGTGTGTTTACAAAAGCATTGCCTGAAGCATTAAGTGTGGTTGCTCGAATTATATTATTCGATGAAATATCATTTGCAAATACATTACCAGCAGCATTAATTATGGTTGTTCTGATTAATGTGTTGGCTGTTATTCCATTAGTAACAAGACTACCACGAAGTAGTGTGTTGTTTGCTACTTCTAGTCCATTACCGGCACCATTAATAAACACATTTGATACGGCCGATATACTTCCACCTACAGATAATGTGCCCGAAACAACTCCAGAACCTAATAATGCAGCAGCCGATACAGATAGACCAGTACCACTACCACTTAAAAACAATGTACCAGAATCTTTAGTATAATTGTTTGCAGCTAAATTGTTTAACTCAACCGCTTGACGGTTTTGTTGTGTGAGTAAATCACCAAATGTGTTGGTGAAACTAAGAATTGGTATTGTATTGGCCATTATTGATTTCCTGACAATTTAAGTAAAAGTTCTTTGATAATTTTAACATCGTCTTTTACTTCATTGATTTCATTTTTAATAGTATTTATTTCTTGTTTTTGACTGTTTAATAATTTAGACTTAAACTTGTATTCTTCAAGACCAGAAATATCGGTATTAATAAGAGCCATTGTTTTTGTGTCCCTTACAAAAGTTGTGCCTTCTACTTTTACGATAGTCATATTATGTCAACGCCGATGGTAAAGCAATTGCACGAATATCGGTCAAGAATGGCACAGCTGTTTTATCGGATGTTGCCAAAACAACCTTGATTGCGAATTGACTGAAGTTATTATATGTCTGACCATTTACATTACTAATATACTCTACATAGTTTTGTGCCACACTATCAGCTCCTGGTGCAGCTACAAACTCATATGTACCATCTCTTGTCTGAGAATACAATGAATCGGTATTGTTAATCAATGTCATCAACTGCCATTTACCTGAATCAAATGTTTGTGTATCACTTCTTGACAGTATCTTATAGTAGACATAAATGTTTGTATTGACTGGACGATAAGCGGTGAAGTATACACGCAAATCACCTGAATCAAATCCTTGGTCTAGAATAACCTTCTTGGTAATGTATCGTGCAATTCCGTTACCACCTGAAGATGATGTTTCACCACCAACGGTGATTGTCGCACCAGTACCAGGTGAGGAGTTAGCATCAGCAACAGTAATCGTAGGTGTTGTTGCATAACCAGAACCACCATTAGTGATATTGATGTTTCTAATTACACCACCAACCACATTGGCCGTGGCAGTTGCACCAGAACCAAATCCATTGGCAGAAGTAATCGTTACAGATGTTGTATTCACATTGTAACCAGAACCACCATTAGCAATTGTAATCATACTATTTGACAATTCTAGGTTGTTAATGTTCCAGCCAATTGTATAGACCCCCAAACCATCATCTGAAATCATAGGCGATACAGCATTATCAACAGTAGACATTACTGCATATAAAGAGAATGATGTATTGGAGTTGGCAACAAGCACACGCTCACCAAGGCCATCATTCAAATAAATGTCATCATACATTGGTGTACCAAATTTACCAGGATTAACTCCTTGTGTTGGTGCAGCCGTCTTGGTTGAGTTTAATGTTGCACCATACGAGTAACTAAGTGTGGTACTACCTGGTACAAAATCGGATGTAGAAATATTAAATGCATCAACTACAACATTCGTATTGGCTGCTGATGAAATATTTGTATTGATTGTGTTTGGACTGAGGTAATATGAAATGTCTTGTTCAGTCAGTTTACGATATGGTAAACGATTTGGTACAACAAACTGTAATGTTGGTTGAGTACCGACTGAAAACACACAACGGTCAATCGTGAACATCATAGATTCGTTTTGGTCAGCAGTCCATGTTTGTGAGTTCTGAGATACAAACAAAGAACCAACATAAGGTGCTGCATTAATCTTTGTGATTGTTGCAGGTGTTGGGTCAGTTGGTAGATTTTTAACAGAAGATGCTAATGCTGTATCTCCGTTTTCTGCCGTGTAAATGGTGTATTCATTTGATGAAGGACATTTAACAATCAATGAATATAGTTTGTTTGATTCCAAATATACAGGTGCTGGGAATTTAAACACAGTATATGTGGTAGGATCCAAATAATGTGGATTATTGGATATATTAATATTCTCTGCTGTCAATGTCACTTGTGAGTTATCTAGTGTTTCACCGTTTGGATAACCATTAAGTGTGCCCACGATAGACAAAGTTACTGGTGCATACTGACTTGCTTTGGTTTTAAAGAATATTTTAACAGAGTCAACAAAACATCCATTTGGATAATTTTCTTTGTTGATAATAAATGTTTGTGCTACAGGATCCCATACAGTTGTATAAGTGTAAGAAGTTATGTTTGTTCTTTCACTTGTTTGTGTGAAAGTATTCTTAGCAGAATCAATTGACGAAGCATAGTTTACACCTTGTTTGGTCTGTTGTAGACCAGAAGCATAGAATGTTGCCTCTGCAAATGTTTGAGCTGATTCAATATTACCACCTATTGAATCATCAACCCTAAATGTTCTTTGACCTGTATGGAATATGCCACCAGGTACTGCAAAGATACCAGAAATCATACCTGTTTCGTTAGTTTTCATGGTGCCAATAGAGTAGATATCACCATTTGCAGTTGTGATTGCAGAACTTAAATTAACTAATTTAGTTGTTCCATTGTATGCAGAGATGGTTGCTGACTGTCCAATGCCTGTACCATTAATAATATAAATTGTATTGCCATTATAAAAATTATTAGTTGAAGAAGCAGTTGCACCTAATGTGATTGATGTTGTTGTATTTGCATTAACAACTTGACCAGAATTGTGTGTGAATGATAAAATTGTTCCAGTCGCAGTCGTTGTTTGATACTGGCCACCAGCATTAAACTGTGCATTTTGAATTGTTACACCAGTGCCAAATGTTTGACCAACAATATCACCCACAACATATAAACGCCATTTTGTGGTATCATCTGTGTAATGATAATAAGAAACAACTTTGGCCGCTGGTGTAAAATTGCTACCAACAAGGTAACCAAGAATGTCACCATCTTTAAATGATCCAGTAACATTAGTTAATTCTAATACGTTTGGCTTACGAATGTATTTATTAACAGGAACATTATCAAAATAAGCATTGACATCAGTATTAACAGTCAAACCATAAGTGTTGAAGAACAAGAACTGTGAACGAATATATGGTAGAATACTTACATCAGTAATGAATCCAGCAGTTTCAACATAACTTGAATTGAGTTTATCATAGTAACCTAAAACAGTTTGTTGTTGTTGTGTTGTGTATGTTGTAACTTGATTAACACGCCAGTTACGACCAGCTGAAATTACATTGTCTGTTGATGTAGCAACAGTTGTTTTCCAATCACCCACTTGTAACACATTGACTTGGTCACTAGCACGATATACTTGTAAATTTGGATCAACAATTAATAAATCAGGAGACCTTTCAGTATCAACCCAATTGTCCATTGGAGGACTTAATGTAACTGTACCAGAGTTTAAAGATACTGAAAATGGATTTAGATTAACCACACGAGAAGCAATTCGTTGTGTCACCACATTTGCTGTCGTGTATGGTAATGTAAAGAAGTTTGAACTAGAACTCTTAGAGATATTATATCCAAGATTGTTTGCACTTGTAGAATCCAATTGACCCATGTTATAGACCAATGACAACGATTGTAATGGAAAGTTCTGAACATTCTGTGATGCAGTCATCTGATGAATTCTACGGTTTACTGTCACCAAATAATCAGTTGTTGCTGTATCAGAAGCTGCATAGCTTGAGAAATCATCAACTAGAATACCATTTTTAAAACGATTCAATCCGTTACCATCAGGAATCTGTAATGACGATGCACCTTTTTCTAATAGATTAAGAGCTGTGTAGTATTCAATATTGTTTACTCGGCTCTCTAAGCTAGAAATGTCACGCATCAACCAACGTTTATGTTTAACTCGTTCAATTGATAAACTTGGTAATACACCTACTTCTTCACCAGGAATATATGCAGTGTATGGGTCATGATAAAGGTTTGCAATAACCAAAGAACCATCAGGTTCAATTGGTGAAATTGGATTTACTGAAGGTGTGCCTTGCACAATTTCAAATGAACGGTCTTTACTTAATACCAATTTATCAAAACGGCCAAGATAGAAACCATAATCAGATTCATATTCAGTCAAGTCAACTGGAATATATGCGCCTGCGGCACCTGATCCAGAACTTGATGTGCGAATTGTAAATGAACTCTGAGCATTAATCAATGATGGTCTAAAGTCCAAAGAATCTCTTAACTGATAATAGTTACCACTAGAAGCCATGTAAGATGGAATCTCAGCATAGTTCTCTGGCGAAGATGATACTGGTGACAAATAAGACATGACAGAATAATATCCGTCACCACCAGTTGTTGAATAGTAATCTAATATAACTAATAAATTACCATCAATTTGAGGTTGGCCTACACCCAACGTAATAGAAGCAAAATCATAATATGAATCTCGTTGACCGTTGTCAAATGTGAATCGATTGGTTACATCATAAATTGAATTAGTCAACATGGCATCTGTTGCAGCTGTGCCAGGAGATTTTGTGTCGATAATCTTAACGATACGCTTGGCATCGGTGATATACAATTTTTGTGGTTGACCTGGTGTTACAACACCAGCATTGGCAATATAAACTTGACCTTCTGTTAAGTCAACATTAGTATATGTTGCAACTGTTGTGCCTGTAAGATTTACACCAGAAGTATTGCCTTCAACTAAATTTTTGGCTTTCAATACAAATGATGTATCGTTACCATTGCTGACAAAAGCCTTCGCAATAATGGTGGCAGTGAAAGCACCCAAATCGGATGTTGGTGTTGTAAATGTAGCAGTACCACCCGAACCAGTAATAGAACAGGTTCTACTACCGATACCCCATGGTAATGTTTGACCTACAGTTAAACCACTTGAAAGAGGATTGGTTACAATAATTTGAAAGTTTTGTGCAATGGCATCTTGTGATAAAGTTCCTGTGCCAAGAAAACGAATCGTTGCGGCTGGTGCAGAACCAAATGTTAATGCAGCCGTAATATTACCACCAGATACGGTGAAAGAAACATTTCGGAACACCTGTGTGGTTGTATATGATGAATTGTTTGCATATGAAACAAATGGGTTACCGATTGTAAACAGTAATTCTGGTGCATTTGGATTTTGTAATACAACATCACCCGTTGCAACATTGTTTACTTTGTTTGAATTATCAATTGTAGCATTGGCAGTTACAGTATAAGGTGCGCCTGCCGTAGATCCAATCATTGTTTCAAAGTCGGTAGTATCAAAACGAAGTGTGAATACCGAGTTGTTGGCCAATGTTGTGGTAAATGGTCGGTCAACATAGGCAACCTTAGCAGCTGCATCATATGTTGTGATTGTTCTAAAATCACCAGCAGAAGTACCTGTATCAATACTGACTGTTACTCCAGTGTAAGCATTTGCCACATTTGAAAACTGATTGGTACTAGGCAACCTTATGTAACTATTGTTTGCGTTGACTGGTGCAATTTGTGAAACGTTGGCTGATAGTGTTTGATTTTGAATACTGTAAACATAGGCTTTATAAATGTAAGCTGCACCATTGGATGTATTTGATGTGCTAGAGTAAATTAGATTACGAATATAACCTGTTGCAGCCTTAGTAGAGTTGTAAGAATTTGCATTGGTTAATACAATATTATCTTTACTTACAGTATGAAAATCAATTTGTGGTGAAGTTGTTACATCAAACACACCATTGGCAGAGTTGACAAAGAAGTAATTACCATAATCTACAAATGCTGGATTGTTTGTAACTGTTGATTCTGTTCTTGCTCGGTCATTGGTTAAAACTACATCAGATGAATTTTCTAAACGATAACCACGAACATAGGCAATACCTTTTGAAATACCCATGTCATATTTTGCTGAATTGATTGTGTTGGCTTTAGGTGTCAATGTATAATCATTAACAATAAAGTCACCATTGGTGTCATTGGTACGTTTGGCAAAGTAATCATCAATCACCGAGTAAACGGTGCTGTCTACTTGTTTAACAATAGAGCCATCTACTAGACGAACCAGTTCAATAAAGTTGTCATCATCACCGAGACCAAGAGTTCGTGTTTGTAAGTCTAAAGAAATTTTATATCGGTCAGCACCTGGTGCCTGATAGTTTGTGGCATTAAATGCTGGATCCAACAATGAAGAATCATCAACAGAATCTACAATGGTTTCAGATCCATTTAAACCTACACGCAATGATGGAATTGAACTATATTTGGAAAGAATGATAGTTTGTTCACCGGCAACCACAAAGTTACCATCAACATAAAAGATACCTTGTGAAATGGAAGCAACAGAAGAAAGGCCTGTGGCTGGATTACCTGTTGAAGCGGTAATTATTGTACCAGTTAGATTTGAACCGTTTAGAAATACGGTGTCACCAGAAACAAATTTATTACCTGAAATATAACTTACAACGAGAGTGGGTGGATCACCTACACCACCTGCAGTTGTTGTTGATTCTGCTGTTACAACAACTTTGGCTACAACTGAACCATCAGCCGACCGAACAACACCATTATCAAAGCTTTCAGCTAAAATAGTGGCACCAGAATTGTCAGTAGAATTTAATTTTAAATAATAAACATTTTGATTGACAGTAACTTTACCACCAGAAATAGGTGTGTTCTGTGCAAAGATTGCATCTGCAAAACTGGTGATTTGATTTTGAAGAATTGTTTGTGATTGTGTTAATTCACGAGCTTGAACTGCAAATCCTGGTTTAAAAAGAATGCGGTGAAAATTCTTGTTAGGATCGAAATCATCAAAATAAGGATCTACGTTAAAATTAAGTGCCATTTTTTCTTTCCATTAAAAGCTTAACACAATACGAAATTGTTCTGTTCCATCAGGACTTCTTGCAATACCTTCTCTATTCTCTATGTAGGCCATGTATCCAGAGTATATAATAAAGTTTGGATTTTCTGTTGTTAGGAGGGTTCGCACTGCAGCACCAACTACACCACTAGCGTCCTGAATTACCGCTTGATTGTTTACTGGTGTTCCAGTTATATTTATGGCTTTTACTATATTATTTAATGAATCAAAGCTCACAACTTTAGCAGAAAAAGTTGCAGTGGCTAGACTAGAACCTTGATAAATTGTTTGTCCTGTATTGTAATTTCCTGTACCAGGAGAAACAAAGAGTTTGGTGGTTACATCATAGATTGCACCATTTGCAATCATCATAGGTTCTTCAGCCACAGACTCTTGTGAAACCGGATCAACTAATAAACCAATTTGCCGATAGGTCATATCTGTAGGTATTAATCCACCTTCACTCTCAATAAACTCTGGTGCCACCATTATATGGTTACATCCTAGTTCAGAAATAGGATCAAAACCATGTCCACTAACAGGAGAGGCTGGTGCTTCAGCAATTGCCACCACATTCGGTGTTGAAAAACCAGGTAAAACATTAATCACGGCTTCTGCATAGGTATAACCTGTACCTGTATTGGCCATTGTGACATCATACAAGTAACCAGCAGCATTGATAACTGGTGTGCCGTTTGCAAACTGGCCGTCACCACTAATTGTAATCGTTGCACCACCAGGAGTATAACCTCGACCAACAGTTGTAATATTAACCACATCAATTGAACCTTCGGCCGCAAAAGTTGCAACCGGATTTGGTGCCATTCCAATTGGCACAGGCATCCAGTTAGCATCAAAGAATTTTTGTTTCAGACCAGCGTCTAATGAATACATAAACTTCCATTTATATCCGTCAGCTGTCTTAACTAAAAATGAACTATCGAAAGTACCTGGTAAAAACTGTGGTTCTACTGTAGATTGACTGCCATTGTTATTCCATAAACATTTAAATACTTGGTCAAATCGATTACGAACATAGAATTGGCTAATAATTATATTATCCGAATCTACAGCCAACATATTCTCGGTGTCTTGATAATAATCATAAACTATACCTGAATCCCAATCAATACGAGGAATCACAGGAGAAATATCAGATGATGTAATTAATTTGGTTGCAATAATATCTTTAAAAATATCTTTGATTGACCTTTGGTCTTGTGTTGGAATAGGAGGGTTACTCTCATTGGGCCAAGGAGTTACACGACCAATAAAAGCATATAATGTGGTATCATGCACCTGTGAAGGTGAATAATAGTATTGTAATACTTCATATACTTTACTACTTGGTAGTAACTGTGCTTGTGTATTTGCTATCGCCATATTCTATTCTCTATTAAGCGTGTTGAATTGTTACAAATGTATTTGCATTGTCTATTCATAAAATCCTATGACACCATAGACCAAACAAGTTTCTGTGTTTGCTGATTTATCAACTGTAATTAATGCGTTATTTACTGGTCCAAATGAGTTATTAGCAAGGTACAAATTACCATTTGCAAATACCTGTGTGACGGTGTAATAAGGACCGCCATTTAAAGAAACTTTATCTCCAGCAAAAATAATATTGTTGGCTGGTGTTTTGTTGGTAAAATTACCATCAAATTGACCAGTAACCGATTGTATATTTATCACATTTGAGGAGGCGTTTGCTGATCCAATGGCAACATTTGCAAAG